GGCTATCAACTGTAGTCTCTGCGCGAGTCTCCATGCGCCAGTGCCTAATCTCATTGTTGATAGAAGACTCAGCCAAAGAGATGAAATCAGGTATAGTAGCCGTCAGATCGTCACGGTTCAAGAAGTTGGCAATGGATGCCTTTAACTCAGTGTATGTTGATATAGCCATTAATAAAGTCCTAGTAATCCAGCAGCAGCTTTAAGGTAGTCTGCAACTCCACGCTTATCATTATAAGCTATTTTATTCATTAATTCACTTGGAATGCGTGGCGATACCATTCCCATCAATGGGTCGTCAACACCACGATCATTAATCTGTCTCATTAACCCTGCTGCACTAGCTAGTTGTGGGCTTTGAGCCGCTTGATAACCACCTACATCATCATTTCTTAACCTAGCCAAGTTTGATGGTGAATAGTCTGCATATGACTTTTTTGACTGAGAAGCAGAAATAGCACCTAATATGCCTGCGCCTATAGTTGCTGCTGGTTTTGAGGCTAATAAATTTCTTGAACTTTCTTTAGCAGGGTCAAATGCGGCATTAACTGATCTAGCATTAGAACCATCAGCAAGCATAAGACTTTCTGCTCTGCGAACTTTAGATAAATCAGAACCACGCTGATATGGGCCAATATCTTGTAAGCCTTTAATTGAAACACCACCAAAGCCTTCATCTTTTGCAAATTGTGCAATCTTATTAGTGTCTGTTACAGCATAAGGTGATTGCTCATAATTAAACATAACCCTACCCAACTCTTCTGGATATTCGTTTATAGGTATTTTCATACTTGAGTCTAGCAAGCCAATCCTGTTCCATTCAGGGCTATTTGAATAAACTTCTGGAATGTCGCCTTTGCGTACCTTTAGTGGCATAACATTGCCGCCAATCTGACCAGCATAAGTGCTTGCTTGGTAAGGGTCGCTACTCATCCAAACATCGTTTTTTAAAGCTGACCTTTCTGAACCACCACCACGATAAAAGGTGGTATCTCCAAAACTTTCACGATACTCAGGCCCAAGTACAGATTCATTATGATCTGCTATAGCTTTTCTTAACTCAAAAGGCGTAGATTCTATTAACTCGTCTGGATAATTAACTACTGTACCGTCTGCTTTACCTTTAGCTAACAGCTTAAAAAGTCTATCAAATACCTCTGCGCCAGCATCACCAAGCAAACCTATACCCTTACTAACTAAAGCCATTATATTGGCCCATCCATTAAGCCCTTCTTATTCTCTTCCATCACTTTATCTCCAACAAACGCAGCAGTCCCTATAGTACCTAATGGAATCATTAGCTTCTTAGTTATATCAAGTGGGTCAAATATAGCAGCCACCTTGCCAAGTTGCTTGTTATTCACATGATATCCGCTATATCCTGCGTCATAAATGTTGCGCTCACCTTTAGTTACATCACCTTCTGCTGATTTCCATAGCCCATCTGGGTCTTTTTGAGCATCATAAACTTGGGACGCATCAATTTGAGTTTCAACTTTATTACTACCTAATCCAAATTCTTTCCTGTACGGGTTATCCGTAGCCTCTATTCCGTAGAAACTTCTGTTAACGAAATCTGGGTTAGCTGATCTGTTGCGTTCTGATATAGTTCGTCCAGATAATCCTTTTCCATACCGATTAGGGTCGACACGCTCAATTGGTCGGGGCGAGTAATGTACAAGACGGAGGTTTCCTGCATCATCAACTGCTCCTTCAAGCCCTGTATTATCACTTGATCTAAGCTGATCAAATCTTTTTTGTCTAGCATATAGTTCTGGTGTCCCTTTTTCTGTTATGTAGTTTGGCAGATTACCAACCTTCTGGTCTGCAAATATTGTATCTTCAATGCCTGCTGATCTATTTACAGAACCATCAGGCCCAAAGTTTAATAAACTATTCTGGCCCCTAGTCTCACTAGCCAATGCCCTTCGCGCTGGCCCTCTCATTGTACCAGCATGAGACAGGTAAGCGTTATCCTCACCTGCGGCTCTAAAGCCTGCGCCTGACTTAGAATGTCCTTGGAAGTCATGTACCGCCCTAAACAAATCATTATACGTTGCTGGCTGACCGCTAATCATATAAGGCGATACTTCAAGCAAAGGGTTTTGACTAATATCAATGGCCTGATCAGCAGAGCCATAGCCTGCGTTAGTAGGGAATACTTTTAGACGCTTGTTTTCAATCAAATCAATTAAAGATTCATACGGGCTTGTTGGGTAAGGGTTTGTGTCAAACTCTGGCTTTATACCTTGTCTAAGCATTGCCTCATACTGACCAATCAATTCTTTTTTCATCTGCGCGTAACTGTCTGCAACAAATGGGTTAGTAGGATCATGGGGCATTAACTCGTATTCTCTAGCCGCTAAAGCCCCAAATTCTGCGTCTACAGGGTTTAACTGATTAATAGGGCTGTAGGGTATGCCTGACTGTTGCGCGTAGTCTATAGCTGCTGCCTCTGCGTCAGGGTTAGGGCCAATGTTAAGCAAGCCACGTTGAGGTATGTTAGCAGGCATAGGTGCGCCAGATAATGGGGCATCACCAATATTACTTACTAACCCTTTAACCTTATTAGCTGCATTTTTAACAAATCCTGCCATAGCCATTTTACCGCCACCAGTAGCTAAATCAAGCAAGTCTAATTCTGGTGATACGGTTAGCAATCCCTGCGCTTCTGGGTTTTGCTGGTAATAAGGTAATGGGTCACTGACACGCTTTAAGTATTCAGCTTCGGCTGACTGCATTTGACTAAGTAAGCCTTGCTTACCTAATTCTAAGTTTGGACGGTCAGCAAGTAAACCAGCACCAATGGAGCCAGCCTTTTTATAATCTTGCACTTGGGCCATGTAATCGTCTAATAAGCCAGCCATTAGATAAACCACCTCACAATAAACATTGCCAAATTATATCACAACTAAGCGAAACCTTTAATACCCCTAATCAACGGGCCTTTATGCTTCTTGTTGCGCTTACCTAAGTCACCTGATGCAAACACTTGCGCCAACTGTCTAAGTGCGTCAGCAGCCTCACTGTGTCCCTCAGACTTATCTGGTATGTGTGACCATCTGCTCTCACTGTTTGACCATTTACGCCTGTATGACTTTAGATGATCTAATCCCTTGGCGCAGGTCACATCATCAATGTACAGGTACGGGAACAGGTCTGCTGTCTGCTGTATTCCCCATAGCAATTCCTGTATGCGTGGCACTATGCGCCAGCTAGATGATGGCATAAGTTCTCTGAGCATCTGCTTTGGTGACTTGTTGTTGAGTTGGCCCTGTCTTTTATGATCCGCATCATGGGGCAAGTAGTGCGTGTCAAAGACCAAATCAAGCGTCTGGAGCCATTTAACAGCGTGGCTGTATGGCTCGCCCCATGCTTCGTAGAAATGGATTAGACGCAGTTCTAGGCCGATTTGCTGGCATACCCACACAGCACAGCCGTCTGACGATCCGATATCCCAGAAGGTTAAACATGGGTGAGTCTCCACCACAGGCATTCTACCTATGCGTCCATCAGTGTAGGCTTGGTTGATTTCACGCAACCAGAATGCACCCTCTGGATACTCTAAGAAGTCACCTTCCCAGACATGACCGTAAGTGTCGGGCCTGCGCTTTAGGTCTTCCTGACGCTCCTGCTCCAATACTTTAGGAAACCAAGGGTTATCTGACCAGTTAACTTTAACGATCTTAGCATTGTCTGGTGGGTCTATTCGGTATCGCTTGTGAGTTGCGCTATCCTTTGACTCTGGATTCCAAGTTATCCACACTTCTGAGCCTGTGCCATCTGCTTGTTCTTCACGCACTGTAGGCATGAGTTTACGCCATGCTTCTTCTGATACGCCTTCAGCCTCATCTATCCATGCGAGTAAAATCTTGGCCTTAGATTTGATGCTATCAAGGTTATGTCGTAGACCTGCAAACACATACTTGATGCGTCCATCCTTTGATCTGATGTACCGCTCACCTATCTCATAGTAGTCATCTAGCCAATCAACTGACCTTATAGCCGCTTTTACTTCTTCTAACGATGACTCTTCTAACGAGTTAAGATGCTCACGCCCACAAAGTATCTGACCTGAGATACCTGATGTACCGTAGCGGTAGCCTTCAACTGCACTCATTAAAGCAAAGCTGCGCGTCTTCCCACTACCCCTGCCTCCCCAAGATGCTCGTATCCTTGCTTCCCCTTGGAAGATCGGTACTAACTTAGGTGGCAGTTCTATCTGTCCGACATTCATTAAACGTCAAATTCTTTAGCGACCAGTTCGATCTTAGACTTAGGAGCCATTGAGCCATCACTGCTGATCTGATCTACTACACTCTTCTCTGACAGGCCATGCTTGCCCATCAATAGCTTCACTAGGTTAGCATTCATCTCACCACCTAGCCCACCATCCATAGCCACTGTGAACTGTGTTAGCTTTACCCTTGCTAATATCTCCGAAAACTCATCATGTCTTTGCGCCCAATCATAGAGCGTAGACTCACTGATATCGAGCTTTAGACACAAATCCTGATGACTAGGAATTAGTCTGGTATAGGTACTCAGGTATGTATTAGCTTTGTCTAATAGTTCGGGTGTGTACTTGGTTGGTCTTGCCAT